ACATGAAAAACAAACAATTTATGTGTGGTGAAGTAGAAGCGGAGCTTTACAAAAATGTCGATGGAAGCTATAGTATAGATAAAATTATTAAAGCGAAATGAACCTTTCAAGAAATTTCACTCTTCAAGAGCTAATTAAATCGGATACAGCAATCCGGTTAAACATTGATAACAATCCTAACGGTGACCAGATTGATAAGTTAAAACAATTATGTGAAAATGTTTTGCAGCCGGTGCGGGACCAGTTCGGTAGAGTGAAAGTTACCTCAGGCTTCAGGTCTCCGGAATTGTGTAGAGCAATTGGTAGCTCAGAAAACTCACAGCATGCTAAAGCTGAAGCGGCCGATTTTGAATGTATTGGAACCGATAATGCTGAACTCGCAGATTGGATACATAAGAACCTTGAGACAGATCAGCTGATTTTAGAATTTTATACGCCAGGTGAGCCTAACTCTGGATGGATACATGCAAGTTACATACCATATCAACCAAGAAGACAATTCTTACATGCGTATAGAGAAGATAAGAAAGTAAAATATAAACCAATAATAGGAAAAGCAAGAGATCTTGTGTGAACACTTTAATAATTGATAATTTTTTATCAAAAGAAGAATGTGATTTTTTAATTAATTTTTATAAATTAAATGAAAAAAAATCTTTTTTATTTCGTGATGTGTATCCTATTCATTTAGATATAAATGATTCTACGATTGATTTTTTAGTGAAAAAAATTGAAACAACTTCAAAGTTATTTAATTCTAAAATAGATTGGTTTCAAATAGTTAAATGGCCTATAAATTCAAAACAAAACTTGCATTTTGATGATGCAAGTGATGAAACAACTTTTTCTTCAATAATTTATTTAAATCAAAATTTTAAAGGAGGTCAAACTTATTACGAAGATAGTACAAGTATTCAGCCTATTTCAGGTAGGGGGTTGTTTTTTAATGGTAATTTCTATAAACATGGTGTAAAAAAAATTGAAAAAAATACAAGATATGTTGTAGCAACATGGTGTAAAAAATTATGACGAAAGAATTTAAAGTGTTTAATAAAATAGATACCGTACATGGTATCTGTGAAGAGTGCCAAGAAGATTCAATTTTAGTTGCAATCGTATCAGATTTTTATAGATGTACTAATTGTGGCCATGATACAAAACAACATATCAATGGACGTATTAGATATTTAAAATTAGATGAGACAGATAAAAAATGGATTAAAGAAAATTATATTAAGTAATGGCTAAGAAATTTAAAGATCATGTTGTAAGAGATAAACCTAAGAAAAGAGGTAGTCGTCAACATAAGAAATCATTAAATAAAAACGAGAAAAGACAGAAACGGACCCGACGTTACAAGGGCCAAGGTAAAGGCTAAATGCTTTTTCCTACTGTAACATGTGTAGACAATTTTTTTGATGATCCTGATTTAATTGTTAAAAAATCTAAAGAATTTAAATATAAAATTAATAAAGTTAGTTCTGGTAAGAGATCAAATCCATTGCATGAAACGGATTGGGAGTTTTTTAATTGGGTAAATAGTAAAATAATAAGTATTATTTATTTTAACCCTGGTGATAAAATACATTATAAAGCAAATACTTATTTTGATAAAGTTAAAAAATCTGATCATGATAATTGGGTACATAGTGATGCTAATACTGTGTTAGCTGCTATTATTTTTTTAAATAAAGAAAACACAGCTGGAACATCTATATTTAAGAAAAAAGGTTTTTTTAGTGGAGTGCTAAATAAAACTGCTAAAAAAAAATATGATTACTATAAAAGAGGTCATGAAATGAATAAAGAAGAACTTAACCAGGTTAAGAAAGTAAAAGAATTTAGCAATAGTCATTATGAAAAAACTTTTCATTTTGAAGGTCTTTATAATAGACTTATACTTTTTGATGCTAATTGTTTTCATTCTTTTAATGGAATGACTGAAGCTCAAAAAAATCAAGAAAGATTAACTTTAATTTCTTTTTTCACTAATATTGGAAATGAAGGAAAAAATACATATTTTCCGATACCTAAAATGAGAACTATTTAACATGTCAAGACAAATGGTAATTGAAAGAATAACTAAAGAAGCAGATAAATTAGCGATTCAATATAACAAGACTAAGGACCCAGGCATCAGGGAACAGTGGTATAAATTACTTAAGCAGGTTCCCCAGGAGCCTTCGGATTATCGGTCTTCTCGCACATAAATTTAGGATATAATTCCATAGTATTTACCACATCTTGTGTAAATAATTCACCATCAAACAATATAAAGTAAGACTCACCGAGTCCTTTTTGTACACATTCTCCATGTGTGTCATAAAATCTATTATACTCATGTTTTTCAAAAGGTACTTCAGCACAATTTTGTGTCACCACTGAACATATGTATATTGTGAGAAAAAATTTCATTGACAATCTTGTAAAAAAATATAATTATCCTATATTATTATTTATAAATAATGAAAGGATACAATAATGACTGACATAAGTAAATACAAATCTGTCGCACTGTCACACGAAAGTTGTAACAAGTTAGATAAGATCAGGCGCGTAGTAGTACCTGAAGTAGAAGTATCTAGAGCAAAAGCTTTAGACATATTAATCAACGAGAAAGCGAGAAAATTAAATGGCAAATTACGAAAAAGCTCTTAGTGAGTATGATACATTTGATCCCATAAGAAATCTTTGGAGAAATGTTTTAGTGGTAGCTATATCTGATGCTATTAAAATAAAATCTAGAGTTTTACAATTTAGTAAGTTCTATAAAAACAAAAGGTTTTATGAATTAGATTATGTCACATTACCTAACAGAGATTTTGATGCAGTATGTAACATGTCTAATTTAGATGGAAATTTAGTTAGAAAGAAAGTAAATAAATTAATGAAAGAAATGGAGGAAAAGAATGGCTCAAATATGCCCGAGATGCCATGGAAACGGCTATATCAAAGTAAAGGAATCAATAGAGAATCCGACGGAAACTATACAACAATGTCCGCTTTGTGATTCACAAGGAGAAATAATGGATAAAAATACATTTGAACAAGAAAGACAACGACATAGAATAAAAACTGAAAGACTTATGTTAGAATCTAGATTAGTTAAGGAACTAAACGGAGTCATTAAAAAATTAAATGATGAAGTTGATATGTTAACTAAACAAAAAGTTTATTTACAATCTAAACTAAGAGAAAAGGAAAAAGATGAAAGTAAAAACATTAATAAATAAATTATTAAACTACGACATGGATGTAAATGTTGAATTAGTTATATTTGGAGATAATGAAGAAAGATTTACATGTACTTTAAATGATAATTGTGTTGATGAATTGGGGGGTGGCGAATCTTGTCCAATAATTCTTCATTCTAATGAAATTAAAGATGATGATGAGTCTATACAAGATTTAATAGTATACAAACATTGTTTTATTGAAAATAGAAAAAATAGTTTAAGAAAGGCAGGAAAACAAAATGATCAGAGGAGATAGTACTGATTATGATTTATTGGATAAATGGTCTAAGGACTTTGACTGTCAAGGTTATAAAACTTGTGAGATTGGTGTTCGAGAAGGACTGGGATCTAAAATTATTATGGATAATGTTCGCAATAACTATATACACGTGGGTGTTGATCCTTACGGGGATCTAGTCTACCAACATTGTGATGATCAACCCAATCGCCAGTGGATAGGGCATGAGCCAGGAGTTGCTCCTACATACCCAGATTCTATGCGAGATCAGATGTTATATGATTTTAAACCATACCGCAATGAAGGTAAATTTACTTTATGTAATATGACCGATACAAAATTTATGAATGACACAGAACATAAAAATTCTACATTTGCATTTGTACATTTTGACGGACCACACATGACTAAAGATGTAATCACTGAAGCAATTTGGTTTGCAAATAGAAGTGCCCGTCACACAAGATTTGTGTTCGATGATCATAATGAATATGCAATGAGTGTTATAGCTAATTCACTTTTGTATTTTGATTTTAAAACAAAAGAGATGGGTCAAAATAAATGTCTACTAGAAAGGAAAATATGACAACTAAAAAATGCTCAAGATGTAAAACACATAAATCATTAGATGATTTTCACAATGCAAAAAATCGTAAACACGGAAAAGATTCTCGTTGTAAGTCTTGCAGCAGTGAGTATCAAAAGATTAGATTAATGGATCCTAAAATTAGACAACACAAAAAAGAACAACTAACTCTTTATATGAGAGAATGGCGTAAAGATCCACACAACTATGCTGGAGATAGACTAAGAAGTAGAAATAGTATGTTTCTTAAAAGATTAATAAATAATTTTGATAGCGTAAAAGAAGAAACCGTCAAAAGATTATTTGCAATAGGTAAACAAGGTTTCATTGATCATATGGAAAGTTTATTTAAACCCGGTATGAGTTGGAAGAATTATGGTGCATGGCATTTAGATCATAAAACTAATTTATCTGTTTTTAATCTTTTAGATCCAAAGGTTATTGAAAAAGCTAATCATTACAAAAATATAAGACCTATGTGGGCTACAGGACCTGAGGGAAATTTGACTAGAAAAAAACCATTTAGAATTAAAGTTTAATGTTTAAATGCTACCACTGCGGTGAAGATCTTAGATGGAACAATGACTATGATGCAGAGGATGATGAAGACTATTTAATTGTCAGTATGTATGAATGCGTCAATGATAAATGTAAAGCATGGTATGAGATATATCATGGCATTAAAAATGAGGAGAAACCCAATTGAAATGGAATAAAAGATTCGAGTACCCGGCATCAATTAGATCATTGATTAATGATCAAAGGCATTATGATATAGGACAAGAGAAGTTGCCATCTGTTACAACCATACTGCAGGCTACACAGTCTCCAGAGAAGAGGGCAATATTGGCCAAATGGAAGCAGAAAGTAGGCGAAAAAAAGGCAGATGAAATAAGAGATACAGCAGCTGCTCGTGGTACAGTGATGCATAGAATCATTGAAGGATACATTACAGGGGACGGACATGCCGATTTAAGCCCCATGGG